ATAAACATCTAGCCAACTTAACTCATCATTAACCCAAGCAGTAGCTTGTGCTGCGTCTGTGTGAACAGGAGCTGGGTCATCATACATAATCGTAGATACGGTTGTGTATTCTTTACCTGCAGGTGTTTTAGATTTTGCCAATTCGATAATTAAATCACGACCTTTTTCAGAGTCAGTGATATCACCTTTGTTTCTCCAAATTGGAATGATTTTATCTAAAATACCATCATTCTTGTAGTTGTGTTTGAATCTCCAAAATTTTGGTCCGTCTTCTTCCTTGTCTCTATCTATAACTTTTACGATATAGAACTTACGAGAACGGTATTGAGCGGCTAACTGTTTGTCAGACTCTTTACCTGTGGCAATCAACTCTTCGTAAACCTCGTTTAAAGGTGAACGCTCGTTGTCATTCTTTCCTGGGTCGTAGAATTTTTGCCATTGACCACCTACTTGGATTTCGTGGTACCATGCCTCTTTGAATGGTGAGGAACCATCTGTGGTAGGAAGGATTCTTACTCTTCTCTGACCTGACTTCTCTTTATCCCCAAGGATTAAAGCGAAATACTTTTTCATTCTTTCGTCTTGCGACATCTTGTTTTGGGCCCCGCCCGATGAACTTTGTGATTTTTCGTACTGTGCCAATACGGCGTCTAATGAACTCATGTTTTTAAAATTAAAATGATTAAATTGTTTTATAAAGATAGGTGAAAATATGATATAGTCAAATAAAAAAAGGTGTCTTTCGACACCTTTGTTATTATCTAAATGAAGTTTTGTAACTTTCTTTATCTTCCCCCCCTCCAGGTTGGAAAGAGTTCTTGATGTCGTTAACGTTGATGTCTTGTACCTCGTCGGAAGTTAAAACATAATCATTTTTTCCCGTCTTTTCCATCTCTTCTGACTTATCATCAAAAAACTGTGAAAGTTTTTGATTGAATGGGTATGAGTCGTATGTTCTTAACTCTAATTTTTCTTGTGGAGTTTTTTCTCTGTATTTCTCAATCTTATTCTCAAGAGTGTTTAACTTAGTCATAATGTTATCCATCTCACCAAGTCTTGACTGTAAGTCGTTTAATTGTGAAAATAGATTTTCAAAATACTCATCTTGTTTTGTTTGAATACTTTTTTGAGAGTCTACTAATTCAGTAATATCAAGTTCTTCAGAATCACCTTCTTTCGCACTTGCCTCTTCACTATTACCTTCGTCGTCAATTTTTTCTACGTCGGGGTCATTCTCAACATCTAATGGACCTGATACAGGTGCTCCAGGTGCTGGTGGTGGAATCGCCGCTGCGTCTGATGGTGGTGGTGGAGCTCCTGCTCCTGCATCACCTGGTAGTGGAGCTAACGCCCCTAAATCTTCTTCAGGTGTTGTTGGAATTTCCTCCGCCTGTTCTGTGATATATTTGTTGATACTTCTGTATCTGTCTATTTCACTTAATATTTTTTTATCTAAACTCATTTTTTATCCGTTTAATAATTGTTTTAATCCCTTATCGGTTTCAACCATAACTTGTCTGTTAACGTAAGTACTGTTGCCCTTTCTTTCGATAAGACCATCACGTTCTCTTACTGTATAACATTGGCCCGTTGCTAAGTCGCAAACTTCTTTTGTTCCGTCGTTATTATCTTTCTCAGAATAATTAATTTTTTTTCCAAGATAATTACTGATTGCTGTATTAATGTCCATAATATTCTTTCTATATAAATATGTTGTTATGTTATAAAGTGAAAGATGGACCCAATACGGTTGTCTCTACACCATTAACTTTGTATTTTAATTTAAGTCTAAATGTACCTATAGAATTAACAGTACATTTATATGTGTATTTAGTATCAGAACCTTCTGTGAATGTTGCAGATACAGTTGTGTTATTCATATCTACAACACTTTGACTCACTAAGTCTTGAGGGTTATATGTTAGAACATTGAATTGGAATGACTTCCATCCTCCTCCCGATTTAACTACATTATAGTATTGTGGTCCTGTTCCTTGTAAGTTAACTCCCTCACCTAAGAAAGTAATTGACTCAACTTTAGTTTCTGATACAATCACAGGGTCTCCAACCTTTTTAGTTGTTTGGAAGGCATTAAAATTATAACTTAACGAAACATCTTGTGGGTTAATTGTTTTATCCACAGGTCTGGCATATAAATTAATTTCAACATAAGCTTTAAGGTCTCTTTCACTATAAGAACTTAACCCTAAATCATCAATAATATCTTGTTTAGTGATAGAGAATTCTTGTTGGTCGGCACTTACGTATCCTGATAATCTACCACCACCACCATAAGATACCGATATAGTGTCTTCTATATAGGTATTATTTGGACCAGGTTTTAAACTAACTATTCTATCATTGTAACTTGGTACTGTATCAATTCTCCATGCCCCTGCTGCAGGATTAACTCGAACCGTTAATGTATCTGTACTACCATTTGATGTCTTAGTATTAACCGTTTCGATAAGTGTTATTGGTTTCTTATCTTGTGGGTTAGGGTTTGTTCCCGTTAAATTATTTGGACTTGGTGTTGATGATGACGTTTGTGTTACAGTTGTATCTATAGACCCTCCTGGTGTTAAACTAGCAACACCGTTCAATGCAGGGTTATAATTGAATAACGTAGACCCTGTAAATGAACCGTGGTCAGTTTTAACCTCAATTCTTCCATTAAGATTAACTTCACCTGTGAATACTTTAGGTACTATGAAACGTATCATACTATCACTAAACACAGTAACATCTTTCTTAGGTACCACAACACCCGCAATTTTAACCTCACTAGCCGTTGACAAGTTACTACCATTAACTTGTACAATAGTACCTGTATAACCCGCAGTTGGTGTAAATGATTTATGTGCTGGTGGTGGACAAGTTAAGTCTAATGCCGATGTTCCACTTGTTCCTGATGTACCGCTAGTTCCTGAAGTTCCACTTGTTCCTGAAGTTCCACTTGTTCCTTTAATTTCAGTTACTTTAATAGTCGCTTTCAAGTCTTTTGAGTTATCAAGACTTGATAGTCCAACTTTAACCGCTGAATTTATTGCCTCATATAAAGTGTCTTTAGTTTGTTTGAATTCTGATGTGTGAGAATCATAATATTCTGAAGATATGTTAGAGTCTGGCCAATAACAAACATAGTATTTGGCTAAACCAATTTCCAATATTTGAGGTACTCTTTCTCTTAATCTATTTGACATAAATCTCACGTAGTTCCCAATAGTTGTGAAATGGACTATCGGTAAAGATTGTGATGATGAGGCGTTTGATTTAGATTTAACACAACTGTATCTTTTTTCCAAAGTAGAGTTAAGACCACCCCAATCTGTATTTAACGAAATTGTTGCCAAGTTATTATTCCAACTATTAAACGCCCCTAATCCACTGGTAGAACTTTTTTGGAAACTTCTCATATATGATAAACAATATATGATTATTTGTAGCTCTTTATTGTTAGGGATTTCAGTAAGTAATGCGTTAGCTAATTGTTGTGGTGTAAATTCTGTTAAAGTTGCCGCAACTCCATCTCCAAATCCTGCATCCGCAAAAGTTTTAAGTACATTACTTTTACATGCGTTTGGAGTATCAAGAGTATTGTCAGCCTTTTGAGGTAGTGTTGTACTTTTAACGGTGTTAGTTGTTCCTGAAACCGTAACACTATCTTTATTAACTTTAAGAAGTTCTTCTAATTTAGTTATAAGGTTTTGGTTAATACTCTGTAAGAAACTATCTATAGCAGGTAAATCAAATACCCCTTGTCTAACACCTGTAAATGTTGTTTGAAAGTTACCCGCTTGAATCGAATGTTGAACATCCTGAATCATATACGGTCCATTAAACATTGGTACGTGTCTAAGGTTGAAATACATTGTTGGCTGTATTAAAGCGTTACCTAATGACACAACTGAACATTTATAGCTTCTTTGTTTGTATAGGTTATATAAACTATTATTTTGTGTAGCGGTTTGTCTACCTGATGCTTGGTCAACCATATTCAACTGAGTGTTAATTGACTCAGATGTCGCAGTACCATTGTCTTGTGATACTGAGAATGAAAAGAAAACATTTTGACTTCTAATACCAAGGTCCACAGTAAATCCAACACACTTGTTAGAAACTGCCCAATCTTTTTTACCCTGTTGGTTTTCCAATAGAGGATTCTCAGACGCTCTTCTCATTTCAAATCCATCGTCTCTAAATTTGAAATTACCTTTTGGTAAGTCCAAGTATTGAGACGGTTTACCCGCATAAAAACAAACCATTTTAGGCCCTGATTTTCTATAATCAACATCTAAATAAGTCCCCCATAAACTGTCGGCAAAATCTAATGAACCTTCGGCCTTTGGTATTGTTGTACCATCAACATCTTGTACATTATAAAAATTAACATAGGCAGGTAAGTTCATCACATTAAAGTTATTCTTAATAAGAATACCACTAATGAACGTATAAACACTCATCGCTTGATTCAATGACTTTTCATTAAACATATTTTTTAAGTCAAAGATATCAATCAATATTGTGTCTCCGATGTTTCTTGACGCTCGGTCTAAGAACATTATATCTTCAAATAAAGTTTTGTTGGTATAGTCTCCACCCGAAATCCACTTATCGTTTAACGCTTTAAAGACCTCATAGTTCTCAACTTTACTTTGTTCTCCTGTTATTGAACTTTGAATTGTTTGTTGGGGTACTTGTTGTTGTGATGGGAGTGCTTTGTTTAACCCTGTTAAAACTCCGTTTAAGAAATTGTTTTGCAACTCAGTTTCAACTCCAAGGTATTGTGTTATTTGGTTCTTAAATTGTGAA